CATACTCAGATTTACGACATCGAAAATTCTGATAGAGCTTTTGAAGAAGAAGTGATGTTATCTGGTTTCGCTAATGCTTCAGTAAAACCTGAAGGATCTAGTGTTAACTTCGATACAGCACAAGAAACTTTCACTGCTAGATACACTCACGAGACACTTGCTTTAGCATTCGCAATCACTGAAGAAGCGATTGAGGATAATTTGTATGATAGACTTGCGTCTAGATATACAAAAGCATTAGCTAGATCTATGGCAAATGCAAAACAAGTTAAAGCAGCTAACGTGTTAAACAATGCGTTTAGTTCGTCTTTCACAGGTGGTGACGGAAAAGAGCTTTGTGCTACTGACCACCCAATTGTTGCTGGAACATTCAGAAATGAATTGTCAACTGCAGCTGACTTAAACGAGACATCGTTAGAGCAGTCGTTAATTGACATAGCAGCACTTGTAGACGAAAGAGGCTTAAAAATTGCAGCAAGAGGACTTAAATTAATAATTCCTTCTGCGCTACAATTTACAGCTGAGAGACTTATGAAGTCTCAAGGAAGAACTGGAACTGCAGATAATGATATCAATGCTATTGGTAACATGGGAATGATTCCACAGGGTTATACTGTGAACCATTACTTAACTGATACTGATGCATTCTTTA